GGTTCTCTTTTTGGTCAATTGGCTGGTAGTTTGAGAGATTTCAGTGCTGATTTTGTTGGCTCTGGATCTTTTAGTGCTGATTTAAGCAACATTAAACAGCTTGATGCAAGCATTGCTGGTCAAGGAACATTGACTGGTGATTTGGCTGATTTTGCTTATTTACTTGATGATTACCCTAATGCGTCAGCAGCTTATTCTGTTCGTTTGTTAAGTTCAACTTATTCTGGACCTCTTGTGAGAATTAGAAAAGACACAGGAGGACAGCCAGAGAAAGACTTTTATGCAGATTCAAACAATGAGTTAAGTCTTGACAGTGAAGATGGTGGTAATACAAGGCTCGGCAATTGGATTGGAAGCAATGATGGATACATAGTGAAATGGTATGAACAAACCGAAAATTCTCTTGGTTTAGATTTAGCGCAGAGTTCAGCAAGTGCCCAACCGCAGATTGTAAGCGGCGGTTCGTTAAATGTGCTTAACTCTAAGGCTTCACTTAATTTTGACGGATCGAATTGGATGAATACGATTAGCCTTGATGTAGCGGACGGAATAGCGCAACCGTGGTCTGTAACTCATATAGGGAAGTCAAATACAGCGACTCCCGACGCTTTCGATGGTATATGGGCGAACCAAAATCTTGAAGCAAGATTATTATTCGACAATAGTACGCCAAGAAATCTATTGATTCAATGCGGATTTAACGGGTTTGATGGTCAGGTCGACACTAATCAACACGTTTTTAATACTATTTTGGACGCTCCTAATAATGTTGCATATTTATACAAGGACAACAGCCAACAAAGCGTAACTCCTAATACACCAACAAATAGAGCATTTAGAGGCTTAACAATAGCCGCTTTGAATTCAGGGGGAGCTTTAGCATCTAATTATCAATTTCAAGAGGTTATACTGTATCCTAATGAATTGGATGATATTAATGGTATTAATACGAATATTAATGATTTCTATAATATCTACACATAATGTACTACACAGGCACAAAATCACAAGTTCAATATTACATCAGCAAGGTTGATGATGGTGAACAATACAATGGTACAACATCTACATGGGCAAAGCCTTTGCAATCATTTGAAGATGCTGAAAAGTATGCAGTTATTAAGCATGATCAATATGATCATAGCAATATGACATTGAGTGAATCTTTGCCGAGTGAATTTGCAAATAATGAATTTGAATGATAATGTTAATTTTTTTAGTATGGAAAAAGAATACATTGAAAAGCTTGACACTGTCCATGAGAAAGTGAATGACATTCACAAGGCTTTGGTTGGAAATGATTATCATGATGGCTTGATTTCAAAAGTTAATGACATTGAAAAAACTCAGAACACTGCAAAAAGATACTTTTGGATGGGTGCTGGTGGTGTAGGTTTGGGAGCTCTTCTCTCACATTGGAAAACAATCAAAGGATTTTTTGAATTATGATGTTGAGCAAAAACTTGTCATTGGCTGAGGTTATCAAGAGTCAGACAGCGATCAGAAAAAACATTGACAACAGACCATCACTCAGACATCAAGACAACTTGATTGCAATTGCTCAAGCAGTATTTCAGCCATTGAGAGATTGGTATGGCAAGCCAATCACTGTGAGCAGTGGATACAGATCACCACAGCTCAATCAAGCTATCAATGGCAGTTTGAGCAGTCAGCATTGCAAAGGTGAGGCACTTGATCTTGATGTTGGTGATGAAAATTTCATGTTGTTTGATTACATCAGATTGAATCTTGACTTTGATCAAATGATCTGGGAGTTTGGTGATGATGTCAATCCAGCATGGGTTCATGTGTCATACAAAGTGAGTGGAAACAGAAAACAAATTTTGAGAGCTGTCAAGATTGATAGCAAAACAAAATATGAGCAATGGCAAGGTTGAGCAAAAAAGATTTGTCTTGCAACAAGCCAAAGAGAACACCAAATCACCCAACAAAGTCTCATGTTGTCAAAGCTTGTGAGAATGGCAAAGAAAAGCTCATCAGATTTGGTCAACAAGGTGCAAAGACTGCTGGCAAGCCAAAGAAAAATGAAAGTGCAGCAATGAAATCAAAGAGAAAATCATTCAAAGTTCGTCATGCAAAGAATATTGCAAAAGGAAAGATGAGTGCAGCATATTGGTCAAACAAAGTAAAATGGTAAAATGAGCAAAATTTTGGACACCATCAAAAGCTTTTCACCATCTGGCATGGTCAAGGAAGGTTTGAAAAACACTCTTGGCATCATGGCTGACAAAGGTGTTGAGATATTCACCAAAGTGCAAGATGGCAAGATTTCAATTGCTGAGGGTCAACAAGAGCTTGAACAATTCAAGTTGCAAATGCAAGCAGATGCAGAGCAAGCTGCTCTTGAGATGGACAAAGCATATTTGGCAGATAAAGCAAATGCCAGAAATATGAATCTTGGCATTCAAAGGTCTAAGAGTGCAAGCTGGCTTGCAAAAAACACTCCGTATTTATTGGCAATCACAGTGGTGTTGCAATTCTTGATAATGCTTTATATTATAGTATTTTATGTAATACCATCAGAAAATAAAGAAATATTTTACACTGCATTTGGTGCATTATCAGCAACAGTCACGACCATTATGATGTTCTTTTTTGGTGCTAATAAAGATACAAGTGACCAAAATGAAGTGATGAGAGAAGAACGAGAAATGAGAAAACAAGGTAAAAATAATTAGCATGAAAAAATTTCCTTTGATAGTAATTGGCATCACACTTGGTGTGCTGATCTCAGCAGTGATTGTTGGTCAATATACAGAGGCAGTGATTGCTGGTGCTGTGTTTCTTGCATGGTTGATCTTTTTCAATTGGATCAGAAAAAGAGAGAAAGATGCTCATTGATATTTGGCTCATTCCATTTGTTGTTTATTGGTTCACAAAAGCAGCACAAGATGCAATCATGTCTGATGGGCATGGCTTTGATCCAGATGCCAAGTACAAGTCACCAAAAGTGCCAGTTGATAAGATCAAGAACAAACTTTGGAAATTGTATCACAAAATCAATGGACTAAAATATCAAGAGAGATTTCCATTCTCAGCAACATTTCTGGTGATGTTCACTGATCTCTGGCATCTGTTTGGCACATTTCGTCATGTGTGTGTTGTCTGGCTTGCATGGCTTGTTGTTGAATCAACTGTGATTGATTTCTTGATTTTGTATGTTCTGGGCTTACTTGTTTTCAATATCTCTTTCAGAGTGCTGAGGCTTGTGGATTAAAAAAATTATATATTTTTTCACTTGAATTGCACAACTTTGTGAAAAAGTAGTATATTTGAGTATTGAAAAACAACAAACACGATGAAAACTTTTAAGCTAAGTATTTTTAAAGGACACGAATTAAAGCAAGAGAAAGTAGTAACTGTTAATTCACGTGAAGAATTACAGTTTGCTAAAAATGGTTTTTGGAGTGAATCTCCATACAAAAAACCTTTGTGTTGGATGGGAGTAAAGAGAGTTAGGTAAATAAAAACCTTACATTATCAAACAAACAAAGATAAAAACATTGACAGTATCAAGAAGATTTGAATTAATCACAAAACTTTCAACCATGCAAGTAATATCACAGCACACCTTTGGCACTCACACCAAGACAGTTGTCAAGCATCAATCTGGCAGATGCTTTGACATTCACAAACATGATACTGAATCAGTGTTCATTGTCTGTGGTCATGGCATTGACATCTGCTTTGGGCATCAGAGAGCATCTTTTGATGACTGTCTTGAGTTTATTAATGATTTTCACATCAAATACAACAGAGTATGAAAGTGAAATATTTGCTCCAACTCAAAACTCACTATGGCTCATACTTTTCAAAGGTGAGTGACTTTGAGTCTGAGAAACATTTCTCAAACTATTGCAAAGCCACCAGCGAAAAGTTCAAGATCATTGGCATCTTTCCAATGATCTCTGATGAGCTGATGTCTGACATCATCAAAAGCTTTGGTGGCTCAATTACCATCAAGCAAGCAATTGCTCAAGCTCAAGCAAGACTTGACTGGACATTTGATGAGCAAGACATTGAGCATCTCTGCTCACTTCAATCAAACAATTTTCAAATCATAAACAAAATCATACATGAAAAACTTGATCAAAGCAGTCAACAAAGTGATGACTGAATGCACAACAATTGACAAGTCATCAAAAGTTGGCTCTGGCTCTTATGCGTACAAAGGTGTCAAAGACTCAGAACTCAAGCTGATGCTCTCAAGATCAATGAGAGAGAATGGTCTTGCAATCTTTCCAACTCACATTGATGAGTCAACAGAGATTGAGAGATACACAGACAAAAATGGAAAGCCAAAAATGCAAGTATTCACCAAAGTGACAAGCAAGTTCACTCTCATGCATGAGTCTGGTGAGAGCATTGAACTGTCTGGCATTGGTCACTCTGTTGATAATGCTGACAAAGGTGCTGGCAAAGCATCAACCTATGCAATGAAATATGCTCTCATGTACACTTTCATGGTTGCTGCTGGTGAGATTGATGATGCTGATGACTATCACTCAGATGAGATTGAGCAACCACCAGCAAAAAAAGCATCCAATGCCATTGACATTGGTGATGAGAAATATGACTCTGCTGTTGTGAAAGTGATCTCTGGTGACATCACTGTTGACAAAATATTGACCAAATACAATCTCACTGCAAGAGCTGAAAAGAAATTGAGAGAGATTGAAAATGCTGAGTAAAATGAGAGTAAAAAAAGATACATTATTTGAGCTTATAAGAGCCACTGGTCGCGAATTGCCACAGTTTGATTTGCTTGACATCATTGGAGCTGCTTATGCAAAATTGAACAAATCTGCACCAACTGATGAGCTGTATGATCTGGACATCATTGGCAATTTTCTCAACATACCACTCAAGATTCATGCTGATTCAATCAAGATGAACTACATGAAAATGCAAACAACAAGACAATTCATCTTGCAGACATATCCAATGCAAGAGATGAAAAAAAACAAGACCATGCTTGCAATTCCAGAGCCAATGAATGGCATTCTGGCTTGGGTTGATAAGTATGAGATTTGGCAGTATTGGCAACTTAATTTCAACATTAAACCGATTAAATGAGAAAACTCACTGAAATCATCACTGACTGGTCTGAGATGACAATCACTGATGAGTCTCTTGCAGATGTGCTTGAGATCAGAAAAGAATTGGCAACAAAATATTTTGAAGTTGCTCACACAGCAGCAAAAGATGCAATGAGTCACTTTGCAGATCCAGATGATGGCAATCTCTCTGGCAAGTACAATGGCAAGCTGAGACTTCTTGAAGGTGTGGCACAAGTGCTGGCATCAATGCAACAATCAATCACATTCTTGCAGCAAAGACAGCCAAGTGATGATTCACAATCTTGAGCAATTAACGTATATTTGAACATTATGAATTACATATTTTTAATCATTATGTCATCAATCGCTGGTCATGTGATGTCTTGGCTTTGGGATAAGATGATAAAATATGAGAGCTTTCAAAAGCTCAAAAAAAACAGATTCAAAGTGAGCTGGTACAAACTAAACAAGACCAGATTTCACTCAGAAAATTCAACCTTGTAAATTTTTAACCATGAATAAAGTCATTTTAATGGGCAGACTCGGAGCTGACCCAGAGTTCAAAACTCTAAACAGTGGCACAGAGATGTGCAAATTTTCACTTGCAACTCGCAAAAACAAAGATGAAACTGACTGGCACAGATGTGTGGTCTTTGGCAAAGCTGCTGAGATAGTTGATAAGTATGTCAAAAAAGGTGATCAACTGCTTGTTGAGGGTCGCATTGAATATGGTTCTTATGAGAACAATGATGGTGACACTGTATACACAACAGACATCATCTCTTACAATGTTGACTTGATTGCATCACCAAAGCAAGACAGCAATGATGAGCCACAAGCACAGCCAAAAAGAGCTGTTAAAAAGCCAGCAAGAAAGTCTGCACCAGCAGATGATGATTTTGATTTGTAGTCATTAATTTTTTTCAACCAAAGTGGCTCAAGAAAATAGAGAGGCTTGAGCCACTTATCTCAAAACAAAACCATGACAATCAAAGAGCAGATTGACAGAAATATAAAAGTGCAAGGCAGAAAGTTCACTTGGCTTGCTGGGCAACTTGGCATGAGTAGAAGGTTGCTATATTACAGAATGGAGTTCAACAACTGGACTCAGCAAGAGCTTGACAAATTGAAAGAGCTGAAATTCATCTCATGATTAAGCTCAGAGATTACCAACAAGATGCAATCTCAGCATTGCAAGATATCATCAGAGCTGGCAACAAAAGACCAATCATGACATTGCCAACTGGAGCTGGCAAAGGTCGCATCATTGCAGCGATTGCTCACAGCTCACTCAGCAAAAACAGAAAAGTTCTCATCACAGCACACAGAGCTGAGATTCTTGATCAACTGATTGACAATCTCAATGATCTTGGTGCTGATTTCACAAATCTTGAGTTGATCACTGTGCAGACAATGGTGAGATCACCACACAAGATTCCAAGCTTTGACTTGTGCATCATTGATGAGGCTCACATTGGAAATTTCAGAAAGTTCATGGAGCTTTCAGATCCAAAGAGAGAGAAATATTTCATTGGCGTGACAGCAACTCCAATGGCTGCATCAAAAAAGAAACCATTGTGGCAGACATTTGATGATGTATCACAGACCATCTCAATCAATGATTTGATTGGCTTGGGCTATCTATCAAAACCAACATATCACATTGCAAAAGTTGACACCAGCTCACTTGTCAAAGACTCAACTGGTGACTTTTCAAACAGCTCACAAAATGATCTCTTCAATCAGACAACACTCTTGCACTCAATTGATGATGCATGGCTGAGGAGAGTTGGCAAGACAGTGATTTTCACACCAAACAATGAAATGACTGAGCAAGTTGCTCAGAGATTCAACATTCCATTTGTACACTCAAACATCTCAAAACAAGAGAGAGATGACAGGATTGATCATTTCAAGAATGATGGTCAAGCAATTGTCAACACTGGCATTCTCACAACTGGCTTTGATGCACCGATGATTGAAACTGTGATCATTTACAGAGCAACCACATCATTGCCATTGTTCTTGCAGATGTGTGGCAGAGGCTCAAGAGTTGTCAATGGTCAAAAACACAAATTTCACATTGTTGATCTTGGTGGCAATGTTGAGAGACTTGGACAATGGCATCAAGAGCATAACTGGCAACAAATCATGATGACTCAAGGCAGAAAGATCACTGATGGTGTTGCTCCAGTGAAAGAGTGTCCAAAATGTGGATATTTGAATCACACAACTGCAAAAGTGTGCAAAGCATTTGATTGCACATACATCTTTCCAGATCCAAAGAAAGAGAAACTCAAAGCAACCACATGGCAGACATTCAAGTATGGTGATCAGATGCCAACTGAGCTGAGAAAGCCAGTCAATGAGATGACTGCTGATGAGTTGCTTGCAAGAGCTGCACTTGGATCAAAACAACATGGCAAGTCTTATTCAATCTCATGGGTTGTGTATCAAGTTGGACAGATGCCAGCAGACAGATGGTTGCCAATGCTGCACAAGATTGCAAAAATCAAAGGGTATAAAAAAGGATGGGTGATGTGGTCACTTGGCAAGATTAGATCACAAAACAAATTGAATTAAAAAACCCAGATTTCTCTGGGTTCTTATAAATTAGCAAAAGCAAAACAAAACATACATGAGCAAATATACACTTTCAGAGTGCAAAACATTGATTGAAAACAACATCTCTGTTGTTGTTGCTGATCAATACAAAAAGCCATTGTGGTCAGCATGGCAATCAAAACAAATCACTTTCACACAGTTCTCAAGATACTACAAGAAAGCTGATGCAAAGATCACTGGCATTGTCTGCACCAACAACATTGAGTGCATTGATGTTGATCTCAAGATATTACCAGAGAGCAAAAGAGACTCTGAGTTCAAGAAAATGATCACATTCTTTGCTGATCAAATTGATGACTTTCACAAGAAATTCTTTGTTCAACGTACACCATCCAAAGGATTTCATATTGTTTACAAATGCAAATTCACAGAGAGCAACAAAAAGATTGCTTTTGTTGAAACAGAGTCAGACAAGTTTGAATGTCTCATTGAGACTCGTGGCTCTGGTGGCTACTTTGGCATATACAAGAATCTGAACATTTTTGGCTCTGCTTTCAACATTCCAGAGATCACAACTCATGAGAGAGATATCATCATGCATTGTTGTGAGTCATTCAATGAAAAACTGGCACATGAGAAAGTCTCAAAAAAAGCCATCAAAGAACACTCACAATCAACTGTCACACCTTGGGATGACTATGACAGCAAGACTGATGTTTTTGAAGTAGTACAGAGCATCTTTGACATAGTTGGCAAGACTCCAAAAGGATATCAAATCAAGAGGATTGGTGGATCAAAGTCATCACATCACTCTGGATATATTTACACAGACAGAAATATCATGTTCTTGTTTTCTGGCAATTCAATCTTTCCAGCAGAGATTGGACTCTCACCATCAGCTTGTCTTGCTCACAGAGATTTCAATGGTGACTTTGCTGAGTGTGCCAAGTATCTCTATGATCAAGGCTATGGTGACAGAAAACCAACAACAGAGATTGAGCAAGTTGAGATGCCATCATCTGATGGATTTCCTGTTGAGATATTTCCTCAGCCAGTGATTAAGTACATCAATGCTGTTCACAAAGAGTCTGGATTGCCAGTTGACTTTCTTGCCTCAGCAATTCTCTTTGTGTATTCAGTCATCTGTGGCACAACATTTGGCATCAGAACAATCTTTGGTGGTGTGCAATTTCCAGCAATCTGGATTTGCTTAATCACTGGCACTGGCAGATTCAAGTCACCAGCAATCAAGAGAGCCATCTTGCCATTGATTGAAATTGAAGAGCGAATGCACAAGACATTCATCAATGAGATGAGAAAGTACAAGCAAGCTCAAGAGAATCAAAAGAAAGGTCAGAAAACTGCTGAGGATGCAGAGCCAATTGATCACATCATCTATGTTGAGAATACAACATTTGAAGCTCTTGCAGATGACTTGCAGAATAATGAGCATGGTGTTGGATACATCAAAGATGAGCTGAAAGGCATGATGACTCAGTTCAACAAATACAGTGGAGGTGACAATGATATGTCTCAATGGCTTGAGATTTGGAATGGTGGTGCATTAAAGCTCAGACGAAAGCAAGCCAAGAAAGCAAGAATCAGCAATGTGTATGTGCCATTGATTGGCGGCATTCAACCAGATATCATTCACTCAATCATTGATGATGAGAACAAGTCATCTGGCTTTGTTGATCGCTTTCTCTTTGTGTCCAATTATGATGAGATGCCAATGCTCAATGACTTTGAGATGAGCAACCACATTGAAAGACAATACATCAATCACATGATCAAAGGATTTGAGACAATGACAAAGCTCAAGAGAAACTCAATCATGTACTTGAATGATGATGCAAAAGATGAGATCAGAGAGTTTTGCAATCAAGCAAGAACAAACATGAATGCTGGTGACATGATTGGCTTTGATGGTATGTTTGCCAAGTCTCAAGCATACATTCACAGACTCACAGCTCTTTGCCATCTGATGCATGAGATGCATGATCATCAAGGTGGTCAAGTCTCAGCTCATGTTGATGTGACATCAGTTCAGAGAGCAAAGCTGATCATGAACTTTTTTGAGCAACATGGCATTCACACTCGGAAAAAGCAGAGTGTTGATCTTGAAAAGATGCAGACATTGAAGTATCTCAAGATGAAAGGTGCAACAACTAAAAAACAGCAAGCAATTGAGCTTTTCAAGCAATACAATGGATCAATCAAATATGATGAGATTGCTCAATTGGTTGGATACAATAGCAAACAAGCAGTTGAATATCATCTCAAGAAAGACAATGCTTGTGTGAAGTTGATGAAATCAAGAAAATAAAAAATGGTCAAAAAAGTCAAAGAAAGTCAAAGCAAAGTCAAGGTGCAACACATTGACAGTCAGTTAGTTAATACTAAATTTTGACTTTTTGACCAGTTTCTTTGTAAGTAAGAAAAAAAATGATGATAGTGTATAGAAAAATGTACACTAAATAAATGAAATAGTAAAAAAGAAAGAAAAAGTCAAAATACATATATATATATTTAATAATCAATCACTTACACCTTGACTTTCTAAAGTCAAAATTTGTCAAAAAGTCAAAAAGTCAAAAATGACCAAACACGATCAACTGCAATCTCAATGTTTCATATGGTTTCACAACAATCACTCTGATGTGCGTGGATTGATGTGGGCGAATGACAACTCACCCAGAAACAAAAGAGATGGAGCAAAGAGAAAAGCCATTGGCATGATTGCTGGTGTCTTTGATCTGTTGTTTTATCATCATGGCTGTCTCTATGCATTTGATATCAAAGTTGGCTTTGATAAATTGAGCAAGAAACAACTCACTTGGAAAAAACTCATTGAGATGCATGGTGGCAAATGCTATGAGATCAGATCACTCAGCCAGTTTCAAATGCTCATTAATGGAGTGCTAAACAAAGAAAAACAATGATTGCTTGTTTTGCACACTTTGCAGATTGCTCACTGCTCTCAAATACTTTTTTGATGTGTTTGTATGCTGAGAGTGATTTGATGCTCTTAAAACGCACGAATGACACTAAACAAAATTTAATTCTGCTTACATAAGTTATCAATATAAAAAATGAAAAGACTTGAAGAACTCAAGCAGCAGCGCAAAAACTCAAGAAATATTCAAGTGATTGAACAACTTTGCTTGAATTTCTCAAGAAACATAATCATCAAGAATGAATTTATCAATTTGCTGAGAACAAAGCAGATGGTTGGTGGCAAAGCATTCTCTGATGACAGACTTGTGATTGCTCAATACTTTTGGCACAACAAGAGATGGAACATCAGCAGAACATGGTATTTTCAAAAGCATGAGCTGATGACTGGATCATCACAAGAACAATTCAACAAGCTCATTGACTTGATTTCACACAGATATGCAAGTCTTGAGTTTACAGATGTGCATTGATTATTTATATATTTGCAAACATGACAACAAGACCAATCAAAGATTTTGATGACTATCACATTGATGAGCTTGGCACTGTGTACAACAGGCATGGCAGACCACTCAAGCATCAAACTTTGTGGAATGGAAAGGCTGGTGTCTTTCTGAGAAAAGAGAGAAAGACATATTGCAGAACAGTTGAAAAATTAATCAAAACCCATTTTACTGAATTATGAAGTTATCAGAAATAAAACGAAACCCAAACAACCCAAGAGTCATCAAGGATGACAAATTTCAAAAGTTGGTCAATTCAATTGAACAGTTTCCAAAGATGATGAAACTCAGACCAATGGTCATCAATGGTGACAATATTGTTCTTGGAGGCAACATGAGACTGAAAGCTCTGGAACACTTGGGATACAAAGAGATTCCAGATGAATGGGTGAAAAGAGCTGATGAGCTGACAGAAGATGAGCAGAAAAGATTCATCATTGCAGACAATGTTGGCTTTGGTGATCATGATTTTGAAATGTTAAAAGCAGAATGGGATGTTGATCAGCTTTCTGATTGGGGATTGGAAATTCCACAATTTGAAAATGATGAGGTTGTTGAAGCATCAGAAGATGATTATCAAGAGCCAGATGATTTGCAAGTGGATGTTGTACTGGGCGATTTGATTGAAATTGGTGATCATCGTTTGCTTTGTGGGGATAGTACAAACAGCGACCAAGTTGCAAAGTTGATGAATGGAAAAAAAGCTGATATGGTCTTTACTGACCCTCCTTATGCTTTATTTGGCAATAGTACAGGAGTTGCTGGAATAACAGATGACAATATGGTAAGACCATTTTTTAAGTCAATTATGAATATGCTGAAAAGAAACACAATCAACTATGGGCACATTTATATGTGTTGCGATTGGCATTCTGCATTTTCAATCGAAGCTTGCGCAAGAGAAGTTGAACTTAAGGCAAAGAATATGTGTATTTGGGATAAAGGTGATGGCGGTGTTGGAGCAATGTATCAACAGTGTTATGAAATAGTTTGGTTTTTTGACAATTCTCCGACAAACAAAACAACAATGAACACGGTTAAAGCTGGAGTTAGAACAGTAAATGGTGTTCCAAACATTTGGAGATTTCCAAGAGTAACATCCAATAGAGAACACAATGCACAGAAACCAACTGAAATGATTTCAGTCCCGATTGAAAACGGGTCAGACAAAGGTGATTTAGTCCTTGATTTATTTCTTGGTTCTGGCTCAACAATGGTAGCAGCACATCAACTCAAACGCAAATGCTATGGCATGGAACTTGATCCAAAATACTGTCAAGTAATAATAGACAGAATGAAAAAACTTGATGAGAGTATTGAGATCAAAATAAATGGTGAAAAATACAAATAAACAAAGCCATCAAAAAGCCATCAAAACAAACCATTGAAAAAGCAATTGTTAAGTCATTTGGCAATCTCACAGTGGCATCAAGAAGTCTTGGCATTGCAAGACCCACATTGTATAAATGGATCAAGATGCATAATCTTGACACATCATTGCGTGAAGGTAGAGAGCAAATGCTTGATCTGGCTGAAAATAAACTTGCAACGAAAATCAATGATGGTGATACAACTGCATTGATATTCTTTCTCAAGACTCAAGGAAAGTCAAGAGGTTATGTTGAAAAGCAAGAGATTGATCACACTATCACTCCACCAACTGCTGTCAACATCATATCAGTTGCTGCAAACCAAATTGCTGATGACATAGATGGCTGATGTAAATTTCAAGCTGCCAGAGAAATTTGTCAATCTCACCAACAACCACAGCAAATATCTTTTCATCCTTGGTGGAGCTGGATCTGGCAAGTCAGTCTTTGCATCATTCAAGCTTATCTTGAGATGCATCACTGAGCCAAATCACAGATTTGTGGCTGTGAGAAAAGTTGCCAAGACAATCAGAGAATCTGTGTTCAAAGAGCTGACCATGAGAATCTCTGAGATGAATCTCAATCAATTCTTTGATATCAACAAGACTGAGATGAAATTGCTCTACAAGCCAACTGGCTCTGAGATCATCACATATGGTCTTGATGACCCAGAGAAACTCAAGTCACTTGCAAAGATCACTGGCATCTGGATTGAGGAGCTGTGTCCAGAAGTTGACAAGAACAGCTTTGATCAGCTCATCTTGAGATTGCGTGGTGAGACACCATTCTATAAACAAGTGATTTGCACATTCAATCCAGTTGATGAGAGACACTGGTCAAAAGCAAGACTTGATGAGCAGAGAGATGGTGATCATGTGCATCACTCAACAATGCTTGACAATCCATTCATTGATCAAGAGTACATCTCTGAAGTCAAGATGATGGCAAAATCAAATCCAAATTATTACAGAATTTTTTATCAAGGTGCATGGGGTAGAGCTGAGGTGCAATCACCATATTTCTACAACTTTGAGCTGGCAAAGCACACTGGCAATGTTGAGCTTGATGACAGATTTCCACTCATATTCTCTTTTGACTTCAATGTTGATCCATTTGTGTGCATCATTGCTCAGATATATAGAGACAGCTCTGGACATCATGTTCATGTGCTTGATGAGCTGACTCTCTTTGATGGTGATGTTCACAAGATGTGTCAGAGAATCAAATCAAAGTTCTCAACTGCTCAACTCTCCAGAGCTTATTTCACTGGTGATGCCATGCAGCGAAAGAAAGAGATCACTCAACAGAACAACATTGATGCTTGGCAGATGATCAGATCACAGCTCAATGTGTCAAGCAAGAGAATGGCTGTTCCAAGATCAAACCCAAGAGTCTCTGAGAATAGACACTTGGTGAATTTCATATTGAGTCAGCATCCAGATGTGATGATCAATGCAGACAAGTGTCCACAGCTGGTGATTGATTGTCAATATGTGGAGGCAGATGATGAAGGCAACATTTTGAAAAAGAACAGAAACAAAGAGAGCCAGAGAGCTGATCATGCTGATGCTTTCAGATACTTACTCAATGCTTTCATGGGTGATTTCGTCATCAAGCCAAAAAAGTATATATAAATTTTTTATATATTTGCTAACGTAGAAAATAAAACACGTATGAGAGACGAAGTAGAAAAACTGATAGTTGACTGGCTTAAAAGTGATAACGAGAACGCAACCTATTTAGCACACCAAATATGTGTTTTATTGGGTGTTAGCAAATCGTTTTGCCCCAAATGTGGATGTGATGAGATATTCACTTTTCACGGGTCCAGCATATGTATGAACAATGATTGTGACTGGCAAAATGTTTGCTAACTGCTCTTGGTTATGCTTAGTGCGATTAATTAACTTAAAAACTTAACAATGGAAAACTTTAAAGAAAAGGCAACTAAAATAATTGAAGGATACTGCCAAGGTATAGCACATCTTGAATTTGATGTGGAAGATTTACCAAAAATGGTGCAAGAGTTAGAGAACTTAGCATTAAGCATAACCGATGTTGGGCAATCGTTTGGGCGCTGCATCGACTTTGAAATTGATAATGAAAGTGGAGCTTGCCCATCGCAATGTGATTTTTGCAAAAAGCTACCGCAATAGCGCCCTAATGTTGCCCCAACAGCTAATATCAAACATTCAAAAAATTGAACATGAGCAAATTTGATCAATTAAGCGATTTTGAGCAAAAAAGCATTGAAAGAATGCAAGCAGCAGTCATGTCTGGAAA